TTCCGTTTTCTTTATTTTTTTTTTTTTTTTTTTAATTTATATCTTGTTAGCAGGATCCTAAGATCATCGTGGATTGGTTTTATAATAATAACAAAGGCGCAGCCTCAGCTACCTCTCCCATCGTTGCCATACCTGGCAAGAAAGAACTAATGGAATTAAAAGCAGAGCCAGCGGCGGTTTCGAGTGACTCAATCATACCAGTTAAGAAACCTCCAGAGGAAGATGAGGCGCCGGTTCTTGCTGCTGAAGCTAGCAAGCCCCCTGCTCCCATCGCTGGTAAAATTTCTTTAGCATGTTCTTCGATCATATTCACGGCCTTCAACAACGTCTTGTGCGGTTGTTGAGTTGTAGATTTGGCTGGTATTGAATTTCTCACGTGAGACATGCCATTAAGGTCGACATGTGACGGTGAAATGTTATCAATATTTCCTATGTACTCTACGTAGCGTATGATTTCAAACTCAAATGGAGCTGGTCCAGGACTACCTGATGAACCGGTAGTTCCTTGAAGAGCAAATCCTAAGGATGGGTGAGCACTAGCATGTTCTTCAGTCCATGAAGGGTTCTGACTGAACTCATACTCAGTTGGTCTCACGGGTCTCCATATAGCATAGATCCATTGTCGTTTATTGTGGTAAGTTTTGGCGGTGGAAAAACTCTTAGCTTCGTCAAATGTGGTGCCTACTAAGGTCAGATTGTCTGGATGTCTCAATCCTGTAATCTGTCCTGAACGAGCCAATTCGGCACCTATATAACGTATTCTCAATCCTATAGCTACTGTTCTAGCTAAGACACCTGGGTTGTTCGTGGTGGCCTTGAATTGAGCGGACGCGTACGGTAGTTTTCCTTCAGAAAGAAGTCCAGTGCTTGCACTGAAAAGGGGTTGAAAGGACGAGGAGGTCGGAGTCGCAGCAAGACTAAATCCTGCTGAGGTTGAATCGTTACAATTCTGCCATGGGTTAAGATGAATGTAGCCATTGCCATCCGCTCCCGTGGAGAAAACTCCTCTCGTTTTCACTCTGATCTTCTTCGAAGGAACAGCATGCAAGTCGGGAACACATGCAGGAGTCTTCAGACTGAAAGGTGCATGCATCGCAACTAGGTATTCCTGGGCGCAAGGGGACAGCGCTAGTTCGGCTATCATTCCTCGCTTGGTTTGTCGACTCCTGATCTGAGTGTTTCGTGTATAACCCCGTGCAGCTTGCTTCTTTTCTCCACGCAAACTTGATCGGTGTTGATTCCATCTTCTCAATTTTTCTTTTTGAGGTAGGTTTTTGATTTTTGGTCTGTCAAAAAACTCCTGACGGCTGATCTTTGACATTATTTCCAATCCCGGTATTAAGTTTAAGGATCTCCATCCCCTGTGTTATTTTGTTGGCGCTTTTTCATATTCATACCTGCGCGTGGGTCTGCAGGTTGTTTTTTCAACATTTTCTGTTCCCCATAATCACGTACCATAAGTTTATGTAGGAAAGAAAATCCACCCCGGGCGGTGAATGGTTGGAAGTTTCGAGTCACGTCGGATAAGAAAGTGAGGTAATCTTCTAAATCGTCTGGAGCAACTCCATAACGTTTTTGTACATCATACCAATAGGCTTCAGTATCTAAAAGAGGGACAGGTTCTTCTGACATGTTAGAAAAATTTTTGTAGGTACCTTCAGAGAATAGGCGATGATGAACGATGTTTATATCCTTAAGGGTAAACATACCAACTTCTTCTGCCATATCTAAATAAGGTCCTAAAATAGGATCGTTTTCTGAGATGTAAGAATTACCGAGCTGTAAAGCTCTCATACACATTCTAGAAGCTCTTATGGGATCTGAACTTATAGATTTTGTCAACCAATTAGTTTTTGTTCTGCCGAATGAAGCTAAAGCTGATGGCAACTTCTGATAAAGGAAGTCACCATGAGTGGTCAACTTCCACCAACCTTTCAGAAAATCTGTCTGGTTAAAGTCCTCTTGAACGAAGCATTCTCCGGTCATTGTGAACCCTAATGAGGCACAGAATTTCGAGATGTTGAGTTTGACATTGTCAGGAGTCATGGTCGCCCAATTCTTTAGAGAGAAGAGATAATCAAGAGCACACCAAAGAAGCATGCAAACGACAGCTGTATTCTTTAAAGTAGTTAAGAGTTCTCCCGAGAGAGTTCTCCACGCTATTTTAAGAAAATACCTAAACTTGACGTCTCTAGCTGCATTCCTTAGATCAAGTTGAATCTCTAAATTAGAATAGAAGGCTTCCAATTTATTAGCTAAATCTGAGTAGCCTGCTGCCTTGAGAAACACTAGGAATTCCAAAGTAGCGTGGTAGCTAACACAGATGTCGCAATTTTTGACATCTAAAGACAAAGACATGATTCGACCTTTATGGGCAAGCCAGATATTACTATCATCTCCAGACACCAATATATAATGAACACCTAAAATGCTCTCTGCTCTGAATTTATTTCTTATTTTCGTGAGAGCCAACGGATTTTTCGTGGAACATGGAATTATGCGCACTCTTTGTCCTCGAATAATAAACTCTTCTTCGAACAAATCAGTAAGTATACCATAGAGATCAGACTCCTCATAAAAGTGAGCTTGAGCTAAAGGATCTATGTTAAAGATAGCTCTCATCTTAGGACCCACAATCTCATCACCGAATTCATCAGTGGCGATCAAGTCAGCCCTATTGTTTTCGTCTTTCTTTGGCATAACCTTTATCTTCCCCAAATCTTTGAGAGGTGTAAAGTTCTCAGCATACTCTTGGATAGCTGCAGCACGTCTTTTTCTTTTGAAAGCTTGGTCTGGTTTGCTTATATATTCTTCTGGACTCATCACGGGTTCGTTACAAGCCAAGGTGAGATTTTCAAATCTTTGCTTGTTAGCAACTCTAAAATGAGTGAAGTGTTCTACAATTGTTTTTCCTTTGTTACATCTGGGTGTCCCGTCTTCAAATTTTCCTAGATCAGTTTTCCAAACTTTATAAGGATCTATATTTGCTACAATCACATCACAGTTGCCCATTTGACGACAACTGGCGTAATTTTCGACAGGTTTCCTAGGAAAAGCTTTGTTCAACATGGACACAAGTGAAGAAGGTTGAATTCTCATATTTTCAAACCACCCGAAAGTGTAAAATCCGAATTCTTGCCTCTCCTCTCGCAACATTGAATAATATTTAACATATTCTTCCACTTTTCTATCAGGGATTTGAGATGTATTAAATTCATGTACAATTGGTGACATATACTTGCAAGGTCCTTCCAAAATGACTTTCTCATCAGTAATGATAAGATCTTCTTTCTTCTGAACAACCACGGTCGTAAACGAAGAATCTTCTTGATACTGGCTATCGAACCAGTTCTTCTTATTCTTGGCAGTCCGACCGAAGGGCTTCCATTGGTTCCAATAGTATACAACATGATCAACTACAGTATGTGACGCGTCCTCTATTAAACTAGGTATCACTGACACTTGCTGTGCGATGAATTTGATAATATCAATTGCTTGATAATCTGTTCCAAAAATGTAGTTGATTATTCTCAGTATGGAGTTTATAGGCACTTCATACTTCTTTCTCCACTCAGCTATTCTAGTTTGAATAGAATTGTGAAGATAATCAGGTCTGTTAACTACAAATGCGAAAGTATTAGTTACTAATTCCAAAACTCTCTCATGTGATAATTTGTGCCTTTCGATAAATGCTTTGAACAATTCCGTTTGGATTTGTTCATGAATAAATCTGGAGACATTACCAGTTAGAGCCATATTGGCATTGTTAGCTTGACGAGCTATCAATTGCTTATATGCTAAGTCTTTGAAAATTTCAGCGGTTTTCTCATTACCAAAAGCGTCAATCCAGGTTTCTTCTGAGATCTGTTCCTTAAAATTCTTTAAGGGATCGTAGATAGGACTAACGGTTCTAGCTAAAGTGGTCATACTTTCATTAGAACGATACCAAAGATGTATACTATACCCTCCTACTTTTTGTAAGAAGGCTCGTTTATAACACAAACCTGCTTTTACAGTAAAAGAATCAGAATGCCACCTCTTCTCTTCTTCGTAAGAATGGGAGATATAAGGTTGAGCGTCTTCATCCTGCTGCGTACACAGGTTCACTACTTCAGAATTTTCTTCTTTCTGCCAAAACCACCTTCCCTCGTATTCTTCAGTATCCGGGTTCTTGAATACTTTAACCACTTGGTCCGGGGGAATTGACAGATCAAAATAATTTCTGGCAACTAGTACAAATTCCATATTCAATGAAGAACAATTGTTAAAGAATTGTTGGGGATCTACACGATAATTATCTATCAAAGAGCCTGCAAATATCAAATTCGATTGTTTGAGGTTCTCTGGTCCGATAAGACCATGCAAAGTCAGCA